TTATCGTTCCTCAAAAAATGGTTCTCGGTAAATATGAGACCTCTATTGTTGCTCAATTTCAAAATAATGTGACTAGACGCGGAATCACTGATCCTCGAAGCAAACCGATGAATTATTCTGAAGTTGCCAGCGGGTTAAATGCGGCCTTCCATAAACGCAACAAAGCTTTTATTGGTATGCTTGTAAAAGAATTTGAGATGCGTAAGAACGCCAATCAATATGCTCGTCAATTGACCGCTAAAACCGGCGAATTAGATGATAAGAAATTGTCTCGCTACAAGTTGACAATGGATGTGTTTCGCAAAGTGACTACCGTTACGAAGGGTAAGTCTCACGGTATGATCATGTTTTTAGATTTTAGTGGTTCCATGTCCCCGATCATTCGTGAAATTCTTGAACAAGTTTTAATACTTTGCACCTTTTGTCGTCGTATTGGTATACCGTTCGACGTATATGGTTTTGGTGATTCACATAGTTACAACTTTGGTGTCAACTCTAAAATGATGTTTACACCTGTCAATGGTGGATTTACTTTTGATAGTAGTTTATTTAATTTGAGGCATTTGATTTCTTCTAGTACTAGCGGCAATTTGTACAAAAAAGCTTTTACGATGCTCAATGTTATTGGTCAAATTAGTAATTCAATAAATCGTGATCCTGATTCTAGTGCGTGTTTTGCCTATCCTGAGTATCAAGGAAACATATCGGCCTGTGGTTTTGAACTTGGTGGTACACCATTTAACGAGACACTGGTAGCTTCCAAGTACATCATTGATGAATTTAAGAAGAAACATCATGTCGATATCACTAATGTGATTTATTTGTCTGACGGTGATGGCTATGGCGACATTCGCAATGGTAATAGCTATTCGTCAATTCCTTACAATGAACTCAAAAATACTCGTATTGGTGTCAGAGATTTTGATTCTAAAATCGGTGTCCTTACTGACAGCAAGAATGCTTTGTCTTACCAATCGGCACTCACTAGACTTGTTGCGGAGACGACTAATTGCCGTCACATCGGGTATTATTTTACTAAAGCTGATCATATTGGTCAGAGGTTGTTAGGTAATACCGATCTGAAGAAAAATATTTCACAACACATGGAATTTTTGCGAAATAATGGCTACGTTTCAGTACCTAATTTGGGTTACGATAACTATTATTATGTTAATACTGATACGATGACTTATCGTGGCGAATTGATGTTTTATCCTCAGACAGACTCTAAATTTATGGGTCAAAGGTTCATTGAACACCAGCAGAAGAAAATGAACAGCAAAATGATTATTAAAGAATTTGCAGCGGATATCGCAGAATAGGTTTACATTCTTAAGAATTGTGATACACTCATAAGGTCAATCATATTATGGAGAAAAAAGTGGAAGCATTAGAAATTGAGTCTGAGGCGAAGAAACATACGACCAAGACTTTGGAAGACGATTTTATTCCGGAAATCGATCCTCTCTATGTTCCATTTGGTTTTTTCAATGACCTTAAAAGCATCATTGAGAAGAAAATTTTCTACAGTGTCTACATCACCGGTTTGTCTGGTAATGGTAAGACGAAGATGGTCGAACAGGCATGTGCTCAGGCTAAGCGCGAGTACATCCGTGTCAACATCACAAAGGAAACAGATGAATTCGATTTGATTGGTGCTTATGAACTGATCGAAGGTAATACGGTGTGGCGAGACGGTCCTGTTCTCGTCGCTTTGAAGCGTGGTGCGCTCCTATTACTTGATGAAGTCGATTTGGGCAGCGAGAGATTGCTTTGCCTACAGCCGATCCTTGAAGGTGTCGGCTATTTTAATAAAAAGCGCGGTGAATTTATTCCACCTGCACCTGGCTTTAATGTCATGGCAACTGCCAACACCAAAGGTAAAGGTTCTAATGATGGTAAGTTCATTGGTGCTAATGTTTTGAATGAGGCATTCTTGGAACGTTTTGCTATTACTGTTGAACAAGATTATCCATCTGAAAAGACTGAACGTACAATTCTTAATAATTTGTTTGCTTCTTTGGATACGACTCCGGGTATGGAGACAACCAAGTTTTCCTATAATCTGACCAAATGGGCAGAACTATTAAGGCAATCTTATAAGCAGGGTGCTACTGATGAAGTAATCACGACTCGTCGTTTGACTCACATCGTAAAAGCATATGCGATTTTCCGCAACCGTCGCAAAGCTATCGAGCTATGTTTGAACCGTTTTGATGAAGAAATCAAAACAGCATTCATGGATTTCTATAGCAAAATCGATCAGGATATAGATAAGAAAATTGTCGAGCCAAGTTCATCTCTAGGTGTTGAAATTAACACACCAAATGACCTTGTATCAAAGCGCAAAGCCGCACAGGCAGCAGCACAGGCAGCAGGTGCTAAAGCCGCTGCTGCGGTCTCAGCGTCCAATCTATCCAATCCTACTGGCCTAGTCGTGTTTGCTGATGCAAGGAACATAGCTTCAGTTGTTTCTAAACATAAAGTTGCTGTAACTGTTAGTAAGCCAGACCCTAAGACAGGTGATCGCACTGTGACTGTTATGGGACAAGATGTTATTGTGAAAGCTGGTGATATTATTAATGCTAAGCATGATTTGTTAGATGATATTGTTAAGAAAATAATTGACAAAGTGAATAGTATGGATAATGATGTTGTTGACACTGGAGAGGACGAGTAAGGAGAACCTATGAAGTAACTTAAAGCCACTTTAAATTAAACATAGATAGAAATTAAATAGTTATTAAGGGTAAGAAAAGTGAAAAAGGAGCATGGATTCCATGCACCTGCCCAGGAAAAAGGTATTGCTAGATGCATAAAGGCGTCAGTTCCTTATAGCACTGCTCTAAACCTAGTAGATCAAAACCCAGGCGCGTCCGAGCGTCCTGGGTTTTCTATTTGACAATTAAAGCGAATTAGACAATAATAGTACCTAGAATATTGACAACAATAAGAAGGTCCTATAATGCAACTACAGATTAGTGTCGAACAACTAAGAAAAAATAAACTCTTTATCGCAACACCAATGTACGGTGGGCACTGTTTGGGAATGTACATGAAGGCGTGTCTCGACCTTCAAGGAATGTGTACCCAATACGGAATGGAAAATAGGTTCAGTTTCATTTTCAATGAAAGTTTGATCACTAGGGCACGTAATTATCTTGTAGATGAATTTCTTCGTTCAGGATATACGCATTTGTTGTTCCTTGATGCTGATATTCATTTTGATCCCAAGGATGTCATCGCGTTGATGGCACTCGATAAAGACATCGTAGGTGCCCCATATCCGAAGAAGTCTATCAAATGGGGATCTGCTATCCAGGCAATCAAACGCCGCAACATGATCATCTCAGAGGTCGAGAAGAAAAACGCAATTATTGGCGCTGAGAACTTAGCTTTGATGGCTGATCCTAATGCTGATCAATCAAAACTTCAAACAACTTTGGAAGTTCCACCTGAGCTAACTGTTCAAGAAATTGAACAGACAATTGGTGATTACGTATTTAATCCAGTAGCAGGAACCGCACAGTTTAATGTCGGTGAACCTTTGAAGGTTATGGAGATAGGTACGGGTTACATGTTGATAAAGAGAGAAGTATTTGTTCGTTGGGCTAAGCAATACCCCGAGTATTCATATAAGCCTGATCATGTCGGTCAGGCTCATTTTGATGGTTCTCGTTATATCCACGCTTATTTCGACTGTATTATTGATCGTAAACGATCTATTACGATAGTTGATGATTTGGGTGAGTGTAAGAAAGATGATGTCATTGATGTTGGTGGTTCTGATCGTTATCTATCAGAAGATTATTTCTTTTGTCAGCAATGGCGAAATATGGGTGGAGAGATTTGGTTGTGCCCATGGATGCGTACTTTTCACGTTGGAACCTATGCATTCCAAGGAAACATGGCAGCTGTTGCCCAGTTGGTTGGAAACCTTTAATGGTTGATAAGGTAAAAACACCTGCTAAAGGGCCAATCACTGGTGAACCACCTCGTGCTCAGACACAAAAAGAAGTTCAAGACAGTTGGGATAAGGCTAAAAACTTTCCAGTTGCAATAGCATCAAAGAGAGATCCTCTATGATTATAGGTTTAGTAGGTTTTGCTGGGTCTGGTAAAGACACTGTTGGTGAAATGTTAGTTGAAATGGGATTCAAAAAAGACAGTTTTGCCAAGCCACTAAAAGATGCCGTTTCAATCATGTTTGGTTGGGATCGCAAAAAGTTAGAAGGTACAACAAAAGAAGATCGTGCCTGGAGAGAAGTGCCAGATGAATATTGGTCGAAAGTGTTAGGTAAACCTTTCTCACCACGTTTAGCTCTTCAGTTGATGGGCACAGAAGCTGGTCGAAATGTTTTTGGTGAACCGCTTTGGACAGCATCATGTCTGAAAAGAATTGCAGATGATGCGCCGAATGACTATGTCGTCACTGATGTTAGATTCAAAAATGAAATAGAAGCATTGCACGCAGCCGGTGCTATTATTATGAGGATTAATCGTGGTCCTGAACCAGATTATTTCATGACTGCATATAATTGGAATTTATCCGATGATTCGAGTGCAGAGTTGCCAGAACTTCTTAAGAACGTTCACCCTAGTGAACGTGATTGGATTGGTCATCCATTAATCAAATGGGACATAGGAAATAATGGGACTCTTATAGAACTAAAGCGTAAAATAGTAGAAATAGTAAGTTTAACTAGAGCAAAACAATTAAGAGAAATGTATCATGAAACTAAGCGCCAACTTTATTGAGTTGCTAGGCAATTTTTCCACCATCAATACTGGTATGGCTTTTAAGCCGGGTAAGGTCCTACGTACCATGTCTAAAGATAAGGACATCTTAGCCGTAGCTGAAATCACAGAAGATTTTGAAAAAGAGTTTTGCATCTATGATTTGAATAGAATGTTGGCGTTGATTTCTTTAAACAAAACCAATCCGGAAGTCGAAGTGGAAGATGAGTCTTTGGTTTTCGTTGGATTGAATGGAAAGGGTCGTATACGTCAGCGTTTTACTTCACCGTCTTTTATCATTTCTCCACCAGATAAAAGTATTCCAATCAAGAATATTGAAATGGAGTTTGTTCTTGAACAGGATGTTTTTAAATGGATCTTCAACGTATCATCAATTTTGAAGTGCCCACACATTGTCATCAAAGGTGAACCTGGTGAAAACGTCACAATTAATGCTGTTGACATCAAAGGACAAATTGTCGATAGCGCCTATGTGACTATTGATGCTGTTGCTAACAGTAAGTTTAATTTTGTATTGAGAAACGAAAATATTAAAGTTATTCCAGGTAAGTACAAGGTAAAGATTTCTACTGGTGGTTTTGCATTGTTCTCACATATGGAAAGAAATCTTCAGTATTGGATTGCACCAGATCCTAAGTACACTACTTTTGGTTAAGGAATTATTATGAGTTGTAAAAATTGTGACTGTACTAATGGGGTTCCTGGGACTGACGTTGATCCGATAGCTAGTAAACTTTCTGAATTGGAAGACGCTATTAAGCGCACACTAATTTTGATTGAGAGATTGAACGACGGTGTTCTTGATGTAAACGAATTTCTTCGCAGTAAATATCCTGAGGATCTTTTTGATAAGGCACTTACGCCTATAACCGCTTCACAATGGGTACAACAAAGATTACAAAGAGAAATGGAAGAACGTAAAATTCAAAGCATGATTTGGGAATTGAAAAACAGAGGATACACTGTAGAAAATCCTGTCGTTCCTGAACACACAATTGAAAACGCTATACGGGAAGTAGTCCGAGCGAATACCATTACTAAATAATTCGGAGAATATATTATGATTGGTCAAGGTGAAATACTTTGGTCTGAGATCTATCGACCACACAAAGTCTCCGAATGCATCATCCCTGATGCACTAAAAGCAACATTTCAATCATATGTTGATAAGAAAGAGATTCCTAATCTTTTGTTGACCGGTTCTACTGGAACAGGCAAGACTTCTGTTGCCAAAGCAATGTGTGATGAAATAGGTGCAGATTACATTTTCATCAACGGTTCACTTGAGAATGGTGTTGATATCCTTCGCACAAGAATTCAAGGTTTCGGTTCATCTGTATCATTCACAGGTGGCCGCAAAGTTATCATCGTGGATGAGGCAGACAATTTGACGAGCGCCGCTCAGTTGGCTTTTCGTGGTGTTATTGAAGAGCTAAGTGTCAATTGTTCTTTTATTTTTACGTGTAACTACAAGAATCGGATCATTGAAGCTATTCATAGTCGATGCGCTACTATTGAATTCAAATTACAAGCTAAAGAAAAGGTTTTGATGGCACAGGCATTTAATGCTCGTGTTGGAGAAATTTTGACCAAAGAAAAAATTGAATTTGAAAAACCTGTTGTCGGTCAACTCATCAAAAAGTATTTTCCAGACTATCGCAAAATTCTCAATGAACTTCAAAAGTTTGCATCTAAGAACGGTGCAATCACAGAAGAGATTTTGTCACAAGTTTCAGATGCCAAGATAGATGAAATGATTGGGTATTTGAAGACTCAGAATTTTGCCGGTCTTCGTAAGTGGGTAGCTACAAATTCTGATAATGATTCACTTGTCGTGATCAGGGCACTTTACGACAAAATGGAAGATATATTTAAACAAAAATCACTTCCTGTTCTAGTTGTCCTTACCGGTAGGTATCTTTTTCAGGCCACATCTTGTTTAGATCAGGAAATCAATCTTGCTGCTTATTTGACAGAGGTGATGGTTGAATGTGAGGTAAAATAATGTCTTTGGCTAAATTATTAGGAATACAAGAAAATAAAGAAACAAAATTTTGTCCAGAATGTAAAAAGAATTTGTCCGTAGACTTATTCAGAAAAAGACAAGAAGGTAGAAAACAAGCTAGGATCTACACGTATTGTAGAGATTGTGAAAAGAAACTTAATGAAGTTTTGACTGATTTGAAAAAGGATATACATCCTAAACCTAAAGCTTGTGAGTGTTGTTTCAAAATTACCGATGCTTTGGTTGTTGATCATTGTCATGATACCAATAAAATTAGAGGTTGGATTTGCACTCCTTGCAATGTTGGCATTTCAAGATTAGGTGATAATCTACCAGGTGTCGAATTGGCTAGAGAATATTTAAAGAGAACCCAGAATGGCTGATTTGTTTAAAGATATTATTCCTTCACTACTTTTGACTAAAAAGCATTGCTTAGAGGACGAGAAGGATTACAACTCATACGTCGTGAACAAGGTTGTTAGCAATCATCAGGATGGCATTTTTCTTGCCGTCGAGATGAACAAGTATCCTGACCTTCCGAAGAAGGCGCAGTACGATTTTTATTTCAATGGATTGGTTTCTAAGCGAAGACCGTATGTGAAATGGAATAAGAATGCAAAAGAGGAAGATGTTGAATTGGTCAAAAGATATTTTAATTACAATGAAACCAAAGCTAGAGACGCTTTGAAGATCCTAAATAATAACCAGTTGGACATGATTAGAAAAATTTTAGAAGCGAGTGAAGAACATGGATGATTTATTTAAGGGTGTTGGCCTAGAAGTGACTTTGACGAAGCCGGATAGTTTCAATATTATTCGTGAATCCTTGACCCGTATTGGTGTTGCTGCCAAAAACGAAAACATACTTTACCAGTCTGCGCATATTCTCCATAAGCAAGGTCGCTATTCCATAGTTCATTTTAAAGAATTATTCGCTTTGGATGGTAAGCCATCTACGATTACTGAAAATGATTATCAGCGTCGTAATACGATTGCCAAACTTTTGGCGCAATGGGAACTATTAAAAATTATTCCTGAGATTGCCGACAGCGATGTGGCTCCCTTATCACAGATCAAGATCATTTCTTTCAAAGACAAAGCTGACTGGCAGTTGGTTGCCAAGTACAGCATAGGAACCAAGAAGAAACTTTAATAGTTGGATTTACATTATGAAATCGTTTGATGTATTCGATACTTTAATAGCTCGTCGCTATGTTCGATCTGATACCATTTGGAAAAAGATGGGTGAAGAGATCGATATTCCTAATTTTGAATTCCATCGAAAGCAATGCAACTATGGTCCATTGCGTAATATCTATACTCAATTAGCCAACCGTGGCGTCATCCCACATCATTTAATTGATCAGATGATGGAGTATGAGGTTCAATATGAAGAAGATGTCTGTTTTCCGATTAAAGAAACCATGGAACAAGTCAGTCATGGTGATCTTCTCGTTAGTGATATGTACCTACCTCCTGCTGATATCCTTCGTCTTGTTAGAACGTGTGGATTGGACAAACAGGTCACAATTCATGCTTCCCTCGCAGACAAGCAACATGGAACCTTTTGGAAGGCAATGAGAGGGCATCTGAGCCTAGAAAGCCACACAGGGGATAATGGGCATGCCGACATCAAGCTAGCCGCCCAGGAAGGCTTTAAAGTCGTCCATTATGTTAAATCAGAACAGACCAAAACGGAAAAAGAACTTGAGGCTAAAGGTCTTAAAGAACTGTCCATGCTGGTACGCGAAACCAGGCTCAGGAACCATGAACATTTTGCCGAGATATTTGCAATCTCTAATCAGTTGAATCTTCCTTGGATTTTTGTTTGTTGTGAGTTATTGCGTAGGAAACATCCAAACAAGAAGCCGGTATTCTTGGGTCGAGATTGCCAGTTGTTCTACAAGATTTTTAATACTTACTTTAGTGAAGCGTCTTATTACTTACCGTTCAGTCGTAGGGCAGCATATAAAGATCCTAGAGCGGCTGTTCAATACATCAAGTCACATGTTCCAGAAAATTACATTCTGGTTGATATTTCTAGCACGGGTAAGACTTGGAACATGATTGGACAACATCATGTGTTCGATATTGAAATTCTACACTACGATCATCGCAATGATATTCCTGTTCCTAAGAACTTCACTTGGTTCAACAAAGATTATAGTGGTAACGGTAGAGGTACCAATTTGCTGTTGGAAATCTTTAATTGCGCCGACCATGGAATGATGGATGAAATTCGATTGGTCAATGGTTTATCTGTAGCTAAATTTGATCCTAGTTACGAAATAGATCCGGAGCATATTAAAGCTATTCATCAACCATTCAAGACTGCTTTAGAATTAAAGAAACACTATTACATGTTGAAAGGTGAGATGTCGCAAATCGATGAAAAGACTTTGTGGTATTTTTTTGATGTTTTGCCTAGGTCAATATGCGTTTTTCAAGATTCTTTAAGAGATACGGTGTTCAAAGGTTTCTACGAAAAACACAAAGAATATCTAACAGAATTGATGGTAAAACTACGTTATTAAGACACCTTGTGTTATACTGTTAACACTTCATTAATAGGTGTTCGATGTTCCAATGGTTGCTTAACAAGCTAGAAGCTAATGGCCGAAAACTGGTGATCTACGACAGGGATGGAATAGACCCATACTTGACGCGATATTACCTTGCCTATCCAGACGGTGATGCGAGAAAAGCAACCGGATTAAGAGAAGACATCCCTTACAACACTTTTTTGCATCAGTTTATGCGATCAGATGATGATGTTTTTCATACCCATCCGTGGGATTGGTATTTTACGGTAATCTTGAAGGGTGGTTATTGGGCACACACTCCATGGGGTACGAAATGGATGGGTCCAGGTACTATCAAATATCAAAACTGTCGCAAAATGAAATTGTACGATCCAGGCGGCAATGCGGACGACATGATTTTCATCCCAGAAAACTTACACTGGGTTGAGATTCCGAAGCCAGGTAAAACGTGGACATTGTTTACACGCGGAAAAACTATTAACAAAGGTTTTTGGGGATTCTGGCCGGATCGGACTTCACCAGAAATCGTTAAACATGATATCTACTTAGAAAAACAAAGGGTTAAAAATGTCTGAGGAAATTTATTACTCTGGTCCTACACAGTTAGCGTTTTTAACACACGCTTCACAATCTCAACAAGATTGGGATCAATATTACCTAGGTTTGTCTAAGTATGTTTCTAGCAAATCGAAAGATCCTAGTACCAAAGTTGGTGCTGTGATTGTAAGACCGGATCATTCATTAGCATCAATAGGGTTTAATGGTTTTCCACAAAAGATGCCAGATAATCCTGAGTTGTATGCTAATCGGGAAGAAAAATATAGCCGCATAGTTCATGCTGAAATCAATGCATTAAATTTTTGTCGGGATCAAAGTTTGCAAGGGTATACTTTATACACTACACCTTTCATGTCATGTGATCGTTGTTTTGTTCAAATGGTACAAAAGGGTATTGTGCGTTTTGTGTCACCTAAACCAACTGAAGACCAATTGGTTCGTTGGGGTTCAGCGTTTGATCGAGTACGAAAGTACGCCAAAGAGTGCTCTGTTGAATTGATAGAGGTAGATTTTGAATAAAAGTGTTTGGGATGATCCAGTACCAGAACCAGTAAGTCCTTGCACTAACCAATGTGGTGTTAGTAGTGTGACAGGTTATTGTGGTGGTTGTTTTCGTAAACTGGATGAAATTGCTAAATGGGATCAAATGGAAAAAGATGAACAACTTGAAGTTCTTCGTCTTGTTGAAGAGCGCAAAAAGAAAAAGAAATGAAAATACATTTAATGAGCGATCTACATCTTGAGTTTTGCCGAATGCCGCCTTTACCGAGCGGTGAGACTCTTCTTTTGTCTGGAGATATTAGTTTAGCAGCACTATGTAATCCCAATCGAACGGATAAGAAATCCAAAAGAATTCGTAAAGAATTTGAAGAGTTTTTTGGTGAATGTTCAGTAAAGTTTAAGAACACTTATTACATCATGGGGAATCATGAGCATTACCATGGTGATTTTCAAACTACTTTTATAATTCTTCAAGATTTTTTGAGTCGCTGGACAAACGTTCGACTACTAAACAAAGAAACTGTTGCTTTGACGGATAAGACAGTACTTTTTGGTGCGACATTGTGGACAAATTTTAAGAACAGGAATCCTGTTTCTATGGTTATTTCTAAACAAGGAATGAGTGACTTTTGTGGTTGTATTGTAAACGGTAAAACAGTCGGCCCGTATAGCAATTCTTTGAGATTTACACCAGAAGATTCTGTTATAGAGCATGAGGATACTCTTCATGCATTGAAAAATGCGTTGGCCGCAAATCCAGAAAAAAACTTTTTGATGATGACTCATCACACACCATCATATTTGTCTATTCACCCTAAATATGGTGATAGTCCATTGAACTATGCATACAGCAGTGATCTCAGTGAATTGATTATTGATAACCCCCAAATCAAACATTGGGTTCATGGTCACACCCATGACACATTTAACTATACAGTCGGAGGATGTCAGGTTTACTGCAATCCCCGTGGGTATACAAACGATCCGAACGTCTATCCTGAAAATAGGGCGTTCGATATTAACTTTAACTTTGAGGTAGAATAATGAATAAGAATTACACACACGTTTCTTTTGTTTTGGACAATTCTGGTTCCATGGCGCATTTACGAAATGACACCATTGGTGGATTTAATACCTTTCTTGAAAAACAGAAGGAAGATCCAGGTAAGATGACGTTTTCTCTTTACCAATTCAGCGGTGAAACTAACAGAAATAACGTATGGGGCCGTGGAATATTGAATGTTGTTCCTGTTACGACTCCTTCTAGTCCTATGCCAACTGGTCAAGCTAATTCTTTTTCTATTTTTACTGCAACTAGTACAGCAGCCGGTTCTGCTCAACCTCAATCTGTAAGTATTGGTGTTGCTACTACTACAGAAGGAATGATATCTGGTCCAGCTTCTGTTGCATCATCTTCAGTTAATGTATCGAGCATTTTGAATTTGTCACCAACAGTGATTAGACCAGTTACAGTGATGCCAACTTATGAATTTGTGGATTTGAAGGAAATACCAAACCTTTCTACAAGCAATTATTTTTGTGATACGAACACACCGTTGCTTGATGCAATTGGTCATGCAATTGATGAAACCGGTAGACGTTTGGCAGCAATGCCTGAACACGAACGTCCTGAAAAAGTAATTTTTGTTATTCTTACAGATGGTGAAGAAAATGCTAGTGGAACTTATAACCACGAGCAAATTACAGCTAAGATCAAAGAACAAACCGATATTTACAATTGGGATTTCTTGTTCTTGGGTGCAAACCAAGATGCTATTCAGACAGGTGGTTCATATGGAATAACTCGTGGTCGCTCAATGAGTTTGTCTGCAACCGGTGCATCATTTAGTTCTGGATACAACACTGTAAGTGAAACGGTCACAATGATGAAGTCTGCAATGAATACGAAGAATGTGAATTTTGATGAAACTATCCGAGCAGCCGTTCTAGATGGAACTTATAAGGGTAAATAATGGTATTTGATAATGTAAAAGTTGGTGATAAGTTTGTTTCCAAAACAGGCACACCACCTGGGTGGATTAAGGTTACTGAACTCACCGACAATGGCTTTAAATATGAGTGTGAACCGTATAATGTATATCCATTGAGATACGGTCCCTCATTGGCTACTAATGGTGAATTTATTTTAAATGCTGTTCCAGAAGAACTTTGGGACTGTTGGTATAGGAAGGAGTTTTACAATGAGCAGTGGGACTGGGTTGAACAAGCGTGGAAAAGGCCGAGCTAAGCGTGGATCTAAAAAGCGTTTGAAGAGATGGGCAGCGCATCAGCGTTCTATTCGTGGTAAGTCGTAATGTCTGCTGGCGTCACGGTTATAACTGCCACCACAGGCAGGGAATCTCTTCGTGCTTGTCTTGAGTCTGTAGCCAGTCAAACACACAAAAACATCCAACACCTGGTGTTTTTAGATGGTCCAGATGCCGTCAAGAAGATGTGTGAGACGATCTCATACGATAAGATAGCAGGACGCGACAAGTATGACCTCTACAAGAATGTCGATGTCATCGAGTTGCCATATTCTACAGGCAAAGACCGTTGGAATGGCCACCGCATGTACGCGGCTGGAACCTTTCTAGCTAAAGGTGATTTCGTGGTGTTCTTGGATGATGACAACACCATTGATCCGGACCACGTAAGCAGTTGCTTAGAGACTATCGAAGCCAACAAGTGCGGATGGACCTATTCCCTACGTAAGATCGTAGACAAGAACGGTGTTATTCTTTGTAATGATGATTGTGAAAGTTTAGGTCCAGATTATCCAACAGTAATCAATGCAAATGATCGTCTGGTTGATGTGAATTGTTATTTTATTCAAAAGAAACTTGCTGTTTATGTTTCACCTATTTGGCACCGTAAAGCTCGTGAACCAGGAGTGCCAGAAGTTGATCGTGCGTTGGTTCATGTTTTGAATCAAGCTACCAAAGGTGTTGGCACAGGTAAGTACACGGTGAATTATACTGTCGATAGTACTAATCTTTCTGTTTCTGGTGAGTTCTTTGCTCGCGGTAACGAAATTATGCAGCAACGTTACCCAACCGGATTTCCTTGGAGAAAATAATGATTAAAGCAGGTATTTTTTCTTTTTATATGAATAATATTCCTCCTGCGGCTGTTCAAAAACAGCGTGCTGTTGTTGAAAAATTCAATAAAAGTGGTTATGAGTTTTTTCAGTTATTAACACAATTACCACATGGTATTTCTATGGATTGTGCGTGGCATATGAATGGTGTTGATGTACGTCCAGAGTTTGCTGGTCGAATTGCCAAGAAGTATGATTTTGATGTAATGGTTTTTTTGGATATTGATGCTGTTCCATTAAATGACAAAGCTATTGATCTTTACGTTGAGCAAGCTTATAATGGGGCTATCGTTGGTAATATTCAAAGAACCAACCATATTCAAAACGGTCAACATACTTTTGTCGCACCAAGTGCAATGGCGATTAGTACGTCTACTTTTTTGACTATTAATAAACCTTCTGCTCGTGAAACATCAAGGTCTGATGTGGGTGAAGAATACACCTGGCTTTCAGAGAAAAAGGGAATTAAGGTCATAAAGTATATGCCACTTAAGTTTGAGGCAGCACCAGCTGAAGCGCCTATTGGATGGGCACTTGCTGATGGTATGCCGCGATACGGTTTGGGTACGACATTTGGTGATCCTGTAACTGGTGAAGAGACTTTCTGGCATAACTTCCAGGTTCGTCTTCAGGGTCAACCAGAAAGATTTATGAATAAATGTGATCAACTACTAAATGATGGAGAAATAAATGGCCAACAGATCGACGTTCAACAGCACCCTTCCACGTAATTTGGGAAGATTTATCTCTTTGAGTAAGTCACCTTCTACGACTTATACAAAGGAGCAACGTCAAATGTTTAAAGGTGCGGGACCTGAAGGATATGAGCGCGCTCTCCGTATGCTTTTTATTGAAGCACATGGTCATCACAAGGGTTTTAAACTCCAACGTCTTGCTCGTGAAGTTGTTGCTGATCTGAAGGAAGATATTGCAAATACAACGGCAGCAGTCTCAACTACTTAATGAAATCTACAAATTTCTACACAAACGTCCAGCACTACGGGAATAATGTTCTATTCCGTGGTGTCGTGGATGGGAAGCGCGTAAGGAAACGCCTTCCTTATCAACCTCGTCTATATACGGTTTCCAATAACTATAAGTCACCGTACAAGACCCTTTCTGGTCAACCACTAGACGAGGTATCTTTTGAAGATATCAACGCGCACAAAGAGTTTAGGAAAAAGTGTCAGCATATTCCTGGATTCAAATTGTACGGTGACAATCGTCATGAATACTCTTTCATTTCTGATTTTTACACTAATGATATTGAGTTTAAATTCTCTGACATTGTAATTGCCTATATCGATATTGAGGTTGGTTCTCAAAACGGATTCCCTAAGCCTGAACAGGCGAATGAACCTATAACGGCTATCACTATCCATGTTGCCGGTAATTTTTATGTGTTTGGCTATGGTAACGGTTCTGAACAAACGTTTACGACAACTCGCGAGGATGTTGTTTACACCCATTGCGCTGATGAAAAAGATTTGATTCGTAAGTTTATGGAGCTATGGAAGAAGCACTATCCAGACATCGTTACTGGATGGAATGCTTGTCGTTCATTGCGTATGGGAAATCCTAGTGCAGGGTTCGACTTTACTTACATGATCAACCGTATGGAACGATTATTCATGGGTTCCGATGGTGAGGATTTAATCAAGCAATTATCACCATGGGGTTGGGTCAGAAAACGCAATGTTAGAGTCGGCACAGACGAAATCTGTTATCACGAGATTTCCGGTGTCGCTATGATTGATTATATTGATTTGTACATCAAGTTCTCTGCAAACCCAAGCCAAGAATCATACAAGTTAGATTACATTGGTAGTGTAGAAGTCGGATCAAAGAAAATTGATTATTCCGAGTATGAAGATTTGTATTCTTTGTTTGTTAAGAATTATCAAAAGTTCATCGATTACAACATTGGTGACGTTGAATTGGTTATGAAGATTGAAGCCAAGAACGCTTTGATCGAACAGATTGTAACTCTTGCTTATGATGCTCGCGTTAACTTTGAGGACGTATTTTCACAGGTTCGCATGTGGGATACGATTGTTATGAACGAGCTTAAGCGCAAAGGTATCATGATGCCTCCCAAGAAGGAGAATCCTAAGAGCGAACAGTTTATAGGTGGTTACGTTAAAGAACCTAAAGCCGGTATGTACCATTGGTTAGCTTCTTTCGACTTCACTAGTCTTTATCCTCATTTGATCATGATGTTCAATATTTCTCCTGAAACACTACTTCATCCTGAAGAGTTCAGTGATCTTCTATTGGCGTGGTTTGAAAAATGCAACTTTGGAAAGAATACTGACAACATTGAATGTATGTTAGAAAAGATCTACGACACTGACATACTTAAAAATGAAAAACTCACATTGACTCCCAATGGGCAGTTCTTTAGGACTAATGTGCGCGGTTTCTTGCCGGATATTATGGACCGCATGTACAAAGATCGTGCTGCTTACAAAAAGAAGATGACTGAACAGAAAAAGCTTCTTGAAAAGACTACTGATCCTGAAGAAAGATTGAAGATTGAGGCGTTAATAACAAAATACAACAATCTTCAGGCTTCCAAGAAAATTCAGCTGAATTCAGCTTTCGGTGCCGTTGGTAATCAATATTTTAGATTTTTCGATGTACGATTGGCTGAAGCTATTACTACATCTGCTCGTCTATCTGTGCAGTTCATTCAGAAAAGGCTCAACGAGTTTATTAATAAGCGCACAGGCCAGACCAATGGTGACTATGTCATCGCTAGTGACACTGACTCTGTTTACGTGACCTTTAAGGCCATTGTGGATGCCGCGTATACGGCTGAGCAACAGAAAGCTATGGGACCAGGAAAGATCATAGAACATTTGGATAAGATTTGTGAAAAGGTTGTAGCTCCTAAGGTAAAAGAGTTTTGTCAGGAGTTAGCTGATTACACTAATGCTTACGAACAGAAGCTAGAAATGAAGCGTGAAGCTTTGGTAGATCGCGCCATTTGGGTTAAGAAGAAGCATTACATGTTGAACATTTACAACATGGAAGGTGTGCAGTATGCCAAGCCAAAGCTTAAGATTACTGGCATGGCAGCTATTAAATCATCTACTCCGGGTGCTTGCCGTAAGGCAGCTAAAGAAGCTTTTGAGCTTATTATCAATGGTGGAACTATTAAAGAACTTCGTGACTTCAATGAGAACTTTCGTAAAGAATTTTTTAACCTTCCAGTACAAGATATTGCTGCACCGTTAGGCATGCACGGATTAGAGAAATATGATGGCTCTAACAGTACCGAAATTATTTTTCGAAATAAGACCCCAGCACATGTGAAGGGAGCTATCGTTTTTAATCGTTGGTTGATCAGGAAAGATCTTACGAGAAAGTACCAATCTATTAAAGAAGGTGAAAAACTTAAGTACGTTTACTTGAAAGAACCCAACAAGCTTCAATCTGATGTCGTGTCGTTTACGACAGTGATTCCTAAAGAGTTTGAAGTGGACGATAGGATTGATTATGAAGCAATGTTCAATAAGAATTATCTTGTGCAAATAGAACGTGTCACTGAGGCCATTGGGTGGGAACTAGAGGAAAGAGGATCTTTAGAGCATTTGTTCCAGTAGAGTATTAACCATATTTTTGCTATAATGTTCGTTCTTATTAGAAGGAACGACTATGGAAAACAAGCAAAATAAACCAAACAAACTCCTAGACAAAATCAAGAAGAATTCAACAATCAAAGAATCAGCCATTCTGTCTGACTCAAAGTTCTTCGATAAGAAAGATCAAATCAAAACAGAAATTCCTATTCTTAATGTGGCGCTATCAGCAGATATTAATGGTGGTATTTCACCAGGTTTGACTCTTTGGGCCGGTCCATCTAAACATTTTAAGACGGCATTTCTTTTAATGATGGTTAAAGCTTATCAAGAAAAATATCCAGATGGTGTATGTTTGTTTTACGATTCCGAATTTGGAACGGGTAAAACATATTTTGATGCATTTGGTATCGATATGTCTCGTGTTGTTCATAGTCCGCTTACAGATGTTGAGCAATTGAAGTTTGATATCATGGCTCAACTCCAAGAAGTGGAACGTGGCGACAAATTATTCATTGCTATAGATTCTGTTGGTAATCTAGCTTCTAAGAAAGAAGTAGAAGATGCATTAGCCCAAAAGTCAGTCACTGACATGACTCGCGCTAAACAAATCAAATCTTTGTTCCGTATGGTTACCCCACATTTGAACCTTAAAGATATTCCAATGCATGTAGTAATGCATATTTACATGGAACAAGGAATGTACCCGAAGGCCATTATTAGTGGTGGTACTGGACCTTTGTATTCCGCAGATAGTGCATTCATCATTGGTCGTCAACAAGAAAAAGAACAAGGTGAAACTGAAATCCTTGGTTACGATTTTATCATCAATGTTGAGAAGTCTAGATTTGTCAAAGAAAAATCTAAGATTCCGATTGAAGTGCGCTTTGATGGTGGTATCAGTCAATTTTCTGGATTAAAAGATCTTGCTATAGAATCTGGACATGTGACCAAACCTAAACCGGGTTGGTATTCACGTGTAGATATGGAGACTGGCGAAGTCGAAGATAAACTATGGCGCAAAGCAGATATGAATTGTGCAGAATTTTGGACGCCAATTTTGAACGATCAAAAATTCAAGGATTGGGTCAAAGATACATACGCTTTGACTGGTGATTCAATGTATCAAGGTTACGAGGATCTTAACATTGAGGATGGAGACGAATAATGAAAAGATATCTTCATAAGAAATTAGAAGACATCCTCATTATTTTGAAGCTAAAAAAATACGAAAAAGATAAGTTCTTTAGGATTGCCGACGAGTATAATGGATTGCTTCCAATAGAGGTTTTAGAAGGTGCGTACAAGGGAACAGTCTTTACTGTAAAGGATATCCAAGTCCTAGATGATTACGGTAAGACCAAATTCGATCACGAAATAATCAAGAAGATTCCCGGTACGCATGCTTCTTATTACGGTGATGAATTTTCTAAGTTGGTTGGTGAAATTTTGTTCATTTGTATTGCAGATGCACAAACAAATTTTAATGATTTGAAGAAAGAGGTATTGAGTGATGACGATGATACGGATGGAAGTATGTATTTTGAAGAACCTATTGAAGAACGAACCGTTTCTAAGAAAGGCTCTTCCATATCTGAAAATTGAGTATTTTAATGAGTCTCGCGCAGAACAAATTGTCTTCACTGAATTAGCCAATCATGTTGAAAAATACAAGATGCCTCCGTCAACGGATGCTTTGTGGATCGCTATCAACCATCGTACTGATATTTTTGAAAGCGACATTGAACAAGTAGAAATTCTTTTAGACAGTATAGCTAAAAATCAAAAAGAAGACGATATAGCTTGGTTAGATTTTGAGACAGAAAAATTTTGTCAAGAAAAAGCACTTCACAATGCTATCCATGAAGCCATCCAAATTATGGGTGGTAAAAGTAAAAAAGACAAAGGTAACATTCCTCAGTTATTGACTGATGCTCTTGCCGTAAGCTTTGATCCTAATGTAGGTCACGATTACATTGAGGATGCAGATGATCGTTACGAATACTATCATCGTAAAAATACTAAGCTTCCCCTTTCAAACAAAAGATTCAATTCTGCTACGGGTGGAGGTCTAGAAGCTAAAACTTTGAATGTTATTTTAGCTGGACCTAAAGTTGGTAAATCTTTGATCATGTGTGACTTCGCAGCTGGTTACCTTGAACAAGGATTCAATGTTTTATACATTACGTTGGAAATGGCTGAAGAAAAGATATCACAGCGTATCGATGCCAATCTTCTTGATATTACAATTAAGAATCTTGTAGACCTTCCTAAGGAAAACTATGATCGCAAAATAGCCACCATGAGGGAAACTATTAAAGGTAGATTGATTGTCAAAGAGTATCCAACCGCAACAGCTAACGTGAATCATTTCCGTGCTTTGTTGAACGAACTTCTTCTTAAGAAACAATTTAGGCCACATGTGATTTTTGTCGATTATTTGAACATTTGTACTTCTTCACGTTACAAACCAGGAAACAACGTAAACAGTTATACTTACGTTAAGAGCATAGCTGAAGAATTGCGTGGTCTTGCCGGTGAAATCAAATGTCCTATCGTTAGCGCGACTCAGATCACTCGTGCTGGCTTTAAAGACAGTGACCCTGACATGGATGCTACTTCTGAATCGTTTGGTCTACCGGCCACTGTGGATGAATTATGGGTAGTCACAACAAATGATCAACTTCGTGCTCAAAACCAATTAGCAGTCAAGAAGCTGGCAAGTCGATCTACTGATGTGAATGAAAATCAACGTTTCTTAGTTGGTGTTAACTATGGAAAGATGAAGCTTTACGACATTGAAGATTCTGGTCAGACACTCAACCAAGACATTGGTTACCAGCAGGTTACACCAACTAGAACGGGTGGCAGCATGTGGGACAAGTTTAAGAATATAGGTAACAATCAAGATGTTGATACTGAGACTGGAGAAATTGTATAAATCAAAGGATGGAAACAGAGAAATCTAGAATTATTCTTCTTTCGGATGTTAAAGAACAACGCAAACGCCAGTTGAAGGAGTTAGCTATGTATCTTAAGAAGAAGGAAGAATTAGAAACAAAGTTGGAATATATTCGTAGGGACCTTCAGTTGACTGAGACTATTATCAAAATGATCCAATCGGAAAATTCAGCTAATAGTGTCAACATACGTTCTTAATAGTATAAATACGTTAGTTAATAACAAAAGGAAATTAACATGTTAGGTTTAATTATTACAGGTATTGTGGTACTAGCCGCTGTCGTAGCTTACAAGCTATGGAAGTCAGGTAAGGTTGTAACCGGAGCAACAGTAATTGCCGGTGTAGAAGCTGATGTTAAGACAGCAGCAACAGATGCAGAAAAGGCAGTTGCTAATACTGTCGTCTCAAAGCTTTAATCGGATAACGATAACTAAAAGACAATAATAAAATTGGCCGGGAGCCTTGTAAACTCCCGGCACTTTCTCACAGAGTAGGAAGAAATGAATAATAATAATGCAGTGTTTTTAATTGGAGTTCCGGGTTCAGGAAAAGATTTTATCCTTAGGACCGCACTCAAAGAATCTCAAGCCACCGAAGTTTCTCTCGATGGTCTTATTACCTCAATCCAGCGCAATGAAAACGATGAAAGAATTGATGGTAGGCCGCTTATTATCAACGGCAACGCAAATAAGTACGATGACTCAACTTTAGTCAAGGCAGTTCTTGAAACAATGGGCTATGAAACTGCTTGTATTTTCGTTTACACGGATCTTCAAAACGCAATCACTCGCAACGAAGCAAGAGAAAGACCACTTCCACGTAAGACCATCATTGAAAAGTATGATGTTTCTGTGAATTTTATGCATGCTTACAAAGATTTGTTTGAAGAAGGATTTTTCTTATTTGACAACACAAATGATTTTGTCAAAGCCAATGAAGAGACTCAAACGCAGATTGTATCTTGGCTTCATGAATTAAAGAGTTTGGTTGAAAATTATTTCGAAAAACCGGTAATGGGTATCCGTGCCCCAAAAGTACCTAAGCCAGTCGGTGGAGCACCAGAAAGTGGCCACCCAGTTCCCGCTGGCTACGAAAGGGTAAAGCAGGGATCATTCAACGTTCTCAGGAAAAAGAAGCCAACGCCTCTTGAAGGTCAAATGGATACAACAAGAGATGCCGGTGGTGGGATTGTTGACGATGTTCAACATGAATCTGTGGATTTATTATTCGAGAAGGAATTTCCAACTATTGTAGACATGATCGCTCAAAAGAAAGTCAAAGGACAATCTCAAGGTGACAAATACAAAGGTGGAATTGCTGTTCCAGGAAACAAAGCTACTTCTCGTGAAGTTGTTGAGAGTGCTGAAAAACATCTTATCACTTTCAGTCACAATAATTGTTCATATCGTGTACATAAATTAGGTTGCCCTGCTGCCAAAGAAGGAAAGCATAGAACAGTTTGGCAACATGATGGTGATGCACATAGTGCTCTTGCTGCATGCCACGCCGACGAATCAGAAAAAGCTGGTAAGACAACTAAAGCAAATGCCTCAATTTGTAAATGTGCTAAACCAGTCAGTGAAAGCAATCAAGAAATTAAAGTAACTCAAACCCAAGCCAAGGGTGTGAAATATCGTAAAGATCGTCCAGCTAAAGGTGCAAGACCACCTGGTGATTATTTTGATGGTAGGATGGGCGCAGTTCCGAGCGGTGGTATCGGATTGACGGCTTACAAAGAAGAAACCACACCAAAATCATTGAAAGATATTCGTAGGAAATAACATGACAGAAAAAACATTACAAGAATTGGAAGCATATCATCAGAGGTTGGTGCATGACGTACAAAGAGTCAATGCAATAGACCCAGGTGGATTGAATCGTAATACACCGTTGGTTCGCAACCTTAAGGCTGTAGAAGAACAAATTCGCCAGAAAAAGAATGCCAACAATACCTAAAAAATTAGCTGACATTCGTGGTCGAGCAATTAAAGACCAAACGACTGATCTTGACAACGTAAAATCATTTTCTGCTGAGGGAAAAGATTTCCGTGGTTTAAACAAAACAGTCAAGGTGCCTTTTCCTAAGCCAAAAGTGACTCCTGGTGATAGAACCACATATCCCGGTTCAGCACCTGATAACGGTAGACTCAAAGAATCATATGACGATTTGATGGTCAATCATCGTGCGGACATGAAAAAAATCAAAGACCCTAAGGTAAAATTGGATAAAACAATCAAAGGTTTAAAGCGTCGTATGAAGAACTCAGGTGGTAATTCTCTTTTGAAACCACAGGCAGAAGCCTACGATGGTGGAGCACCAAACACTGGAAACAATAATTACGCTCAGTCACTTCCAGTCCCAGCAGGAACAAAGAAAACCAATATGAACAAGAAGTTACGTAGAGATACTATACCTAATGCTAGCACTACTTATGAAAGTGATGTTATAATGTCACTTAGTGATTTGGACTCAATTTTTGAAGAATTCATCAACGAGCAAGATCCTTGTTGGAAAGGGTATAAGCAAGTTGGCGAAAAGAAAAAGAACGGTAAGACCGTTCCTAATTGTGTCCCTGTCAAGGAAGAATTAAAGGTTGGTGAAAAGGCAGACGTTGACGGTAACAATGAAGCTAAAAAGTTTCGTGGAACGAACGCTAAAGGTCCAGGAACCGGAAAAGTTGCCCGTAAGTACCTTGGCAAGGTTCGCGGTACAACAGCCACTGGAAAGCCTGCTCACAGGATTATTACTGAGCCGGTTATTGGTGAAAAAGATAAGAATTGGAATAAAACAACTCCAAGTGGAGAACGTAAGAAATAAGAGGTTATATTAT